TTTCCTGTTATGCACAACCTCGGAATATACGCCCTTTTGTGACTTTTGCCTTGTCTTCGCCCAATCCGCATTGTACTCATCCCAAGAGCCGTACTGACCGCTTCCCGATGGATGTGCCGAATGTAATTCCGACACGCACCGATTTGCTACTTCCCTAACTCCCTTTGTGCAAGCTTCTTCGGTGACATCGACATAATCTTGAAGAGTGTCTTCGATGGTCTTTGCTAACATATCAGGGCTTATCTTCATATCTGAACCCCATACACTACCTGTACAACGTCTTGATCCTCGATATAATACTCCGCCTTATCCCAAACAAGAAGATTGCTGTCAAGCATTGCTTCGATCGCTGCCTCGTTCACCGTGTCTTTGGTATCGGAATACAGTTCAATGTTCACATCCGTGATCTTGTGGTAAACCTTACAATCTGCAAGGAAGTTCTCTGTCTCCATCTCCATAAAACAGATAAAAGGAAGGGAAGGCGCAGCACCCACAGGAAAAGCCCTATATGCAACTTTGTCCTTGAATGCGTTATTATTTACGCCCTCAAGTGCTGTTTTAAGTCCTTCAAGTGTCATTTCTGCCCCTTCCGTTCAGTCGTATATAACTCGACTCTTCCATCCGTTCTGTTGTATGTCCGATAAACGGTCAGCCGTTTATTTCCGACCTCAATTTCATCCTCACCGTCATACTCTGTCACCCTTACGGAATAACAGGCATACGGCTTGAGCCCCGCCTGTCCGGCTTCATAAAACTCGGATTGATTGATGTTTGACATAATAGCGAACCTTGTCTTCTTAACCTCTGTCGCTGTGACAACGCCGATCGAATTCGTTGTGTAAGTCTTTGCTATAAGCTTTATCTTTGCGGCTTGGTTCATATTGTCATCCCCCAAACCGTGTACCCCGAAGACATGCTCATTTGTGCTTTCTGCTCATCGTATGACTTCTTAAATGCTTGTGACCGTTCAAGCGAACCATGCAATAGTTCGAACTGATAACCGCAATAACAGCACACCGCGCGAATGATGGCGGGATCTGTTGTCGTTGATTCGGTCTTGTTCGGATCAATGTCACCGATATTCAAATCAATGAACGCCGCTCCGATCAGGTCAACGAGCTCTGAATCGAAATCATTTGTTGAAATTAAAAGCGCAAGTTTAACTTTATCAAGCATTATCTAATACCTCGGGATTTTCGAAGCTTTGTTTATACAAATCACGATATTCGGGATAAATTGCTATATGCCCTATATGCCCCAAACGAACGGAAGGCTCAGCCCATATCTCAAAGCCGCCCTCGGTTGCCCTTTGACAAAACGCCAAATCCTCACCGAGCTCCCTTGTCGGGAAGAAGCATGTTCCGTGTCGGTCTCTTACCTTCTTTAAGATTTCCGTCTTCATCAGGACACATCCAAAACCGCATCCAGCAACCTTGAATGTGTTTGACGGATATTCCACAAAGCGTGAAACCAACGGATATATGTTCGTGAACAGGCATGATTGATGAGGCGGTCTTCTTCCGTGTGCTATACCTGACACAAAAGCCTTCCCTGAGAATTGCAAGTCTTCGACAAGCGTATCTTGGAATACCATGTCAGCATCAAGCCACAACACATCTGTATATCCGCCATCAATAGCGGCATTCGCTAGTGCATCCCTACCGTAATATACCAACGTTGCACCGTGAACCCTGACATCATAATCAACGCCATCTTCCGTGAGCTTCTTGGTAAGTCCGAGAAGGCTCTTTACAAAGTCCATGTGCATATAATCGTGTGTTGGTATTGCAATTAAAAGCTTCATTTCTTTGTTGTTGTCCTTTTTGTCGTTTTAGAAGTCGCCTTTGGTGCATTTACGGCTTTCTCTGCAACTTCCTCAACTTTGATTGATGCCGTTTCAGCGGGCTTGCTTTCAAGCCTTATTGCTGAGCCGACCGACAGAAGAAAATCCGCTGTTGCGGAAGAGACCTCTACGATCTCCCCCGCTGCGTGATTTATTCTACTGTCTCTTAAAAGCTTGACCTTCATTACGTTGTTGCACCTGAAGGCTTCTTGATGTTGCAGAATCTGCCGGAAGCCGTAACGGCATGAGCAACATACTGACGACCTATGATCTTAACCATATCTGCTTCTGCCTCGGAAAGATCATCGTATTTGATTACAATGCCCTCTCCTTCGGGATAGTTAAGCTGTGCGCCGTTAAGATCACCTACGATTGCATATACTGCATTCGTTGATGCTGTGTCATATGCCGGAAGGCTGTTGTTGAACAGAACAGGAAGCCCCATGAAGGGATCAAATGCAAAGTTTCCAGCTGCCTGAGCCGCTACGAAGTTCGCATATGTAAGCTTGTTCATGATGATTACGTTATTAACAGCTTCGTCTGACAGATTTGAGTATGCCTGTGCGATTGCTGTTACTGAAGGAGCAACTGTTACAGCTGCTGCGCCCGCTGCGCTTGTTGTTGCTGTTGAAGCTGATTTGATATCGTTTACGATAAGGTCAGCAAGCTTCTTAACGATCTGATGTGTAAGCTCATCATAGATGTAGCGAACAAGAGACTCACCGCCCATTGCGATAGCTTCATCAGAAACGGTGATCCACTTCTTGATGTTTCTAGGTATCATTTCAACTACGCCGAGCGTAAGGCTCTCTTCTGTCGGAGCGGTTGTTCCTTCTGTATGAACATATGCGCCATCAGCCGAAAGCTCAAAAGCAACCTTAAGATTGCCTTTGATATTGGTCTTTTTAACTCTTGAAAGAATGTCATCCTTCTCCCAAGCTGTTCTGATGATGTCATCAACGATTGTAGGAACAGGAACAGAACCTGATACCTGAGTCGTAAGAAGGCTTCTAACCTCCGAATCATTCTCGCTAACAAGATAACGAGCAAATGCATCTACATATTCCTGTGATGCTCTGATCTCTTCGTTTGTCTTCATTTCTCTTTTCTCCTCTGTTATGGTTTTAACTACTTCACCGACTTCGCCGGATGCAACTGCGCTGCGGATTTCCGCCTTCTGAGCTTCAAGAGCTTTGCGGGCTTCGATTTCCGTGTTAAGTGATCTCATTTCCTCTTCAAGAGCATTGAGATCAGCACCTTCATTGTCGAGCTCGGCAACGATTGCCGTTTTACGCTATTCGATCTGTTCGATCGTCATGTCTTTGATTTCCATGATTACACCTCTCTCATAATTCTGATTCGTTGTTTCTGAACTTCGATCGCTCTTTTCGCTGCTCTCTCATTCTCCAATGATTCTTTTGCGCTCTCCAACGCATCAGACAAGCCACGTGCTGTGATAGATGTCTGTTCATAAGCGGGGAATGTTACCGCACTGACCTCAAATATCTTTCCAAGTCCTGTGATAGTCCTTGTCGGATGGTCAGACTCGATATCTTCCCATTTATCCGCATCAACCGTGAACATGAATGACATACCATCAAGGTCGCCTCTCTCAACGGCTGAATATAGGCTCTTTGCTTCTGCATTGTTTTCTGTGTCAAGATCAACTCTGATTGTCAGACCTTCTTCATCAACAGATAACTGCATTGTGCTGTTTTCGTTATTGTTCCGACTTCTTGCAAGTGGAATCATATCTGTGTTGTGATTTATCAGGAAGCGAACGTCTTTAAGGTCAGCCCCATCAAGTGCGCCTCTTTCGATGATCTCATCACACCATCCAAGATCCGTCTTTGCGTCATATACAATAGGTCTTCCCGAAAGAAAATGACCGTGTTCCTCGTTCTGATCTGCTCTTACTTCAAAATTAAAAGCCCTTATCTCCTTATTCTTCATTCTCACTACTCCCTTCATTTATCTTTTCATTCGCATTCCAATATTCGCCCCTGATGATGTATTCCTGACCTTCGCCATTCGGTAACGGAGGAAGATTCCATATCTGACGTACATCGTCACGGTTTAATATGCCCCTGTCGGCAAGCTGTGCCGAAACTTCGAGCTTCTCTTTGTTGCTCATATATTGGAGCCTGTTCGCTGTTGCCATGACATAATTGCCCTGTGTCTGTTCACGAAGCGTAAACAGCATCTTCGTCACTACTTCCGAGAACTGTATTGCAAACGGTTCGCAGACACCTTCATATATCGCCGTCCACTTATCACCGTAAGCCGTTGATTGAAGCATCTCTTCATTGACATTGAAATAATCAAAGACGTTTGACTTGATGATCTTCTCTTCGTCTGCGTCTATCACCCAGGGATCGGATTTGACCTGATTGATGTTCGAATATGTATTCGGGAACAAAAGAAGCCCGCCGCCTTCTGAATCCTTGCTGAAGTTCTCCTCCGTGAAGCGCTTGCGCTCTTTGGCAAGGTCATCGGCTTTTGTGAAGTTGTTGACTTGCGCCCAAAATCTGTATGTAGCTGCGCTCTTCACACCTTCCTTGATACCCTGATTCTGTATGTCGATAAGGTCTATTGTCGGGAATAATGCTGTGTTGGATTCTCCGAAGAGATCATCACGATATTGGAATTTGGTCATGATACCGCAATAATCAAGTTCGATTGCGGCTCTTTGTCCGTTCGAGAATTCATATCGAAGATAAGGAACACCGTCATACTGTACTATCTCGCACCTTTGGGGAAGCGGGCAGATAATACCGGAAGGCTGTCCGAGGTCGTCATATACCGGACAAATAAATGCTGTGTTATGTATGTCAAGTATTGTCGAAAGACGATACATGAACTGATACCACGTTTGAAACTGATTCGGGGAATGTTGAAGTTTGTTTCTAAGAGCTGGGCGGGCAGAACCACCGATCTCTACTCTTAATTTTGCGATATGTGTCGCTCTTACGTTTATTGCTGACCTGATAAGCTGTGATTCATATATCGAACCGTTGAAGGTTGTGAAATGAGGTGTGTAACCATTGAGCATTTTAAATGCCCCTTCATACTTCCCTCTTTCCTTCGGCTTGTTCTTGAAAAACACATCAAACAATCCCATTTTTTTATCCCCTATTAATTATTCAAACGATCGCCAAGTTCCGCATACCACTTTTGACGCACGCAAAACGCATCTGTCAATGCCGCTGTTCCGTCAATATGATCTCTCGGATTCAATTTGACAAGTTTTCCTCTTCCACGCTCTACGCTTAGTTTGATTGCGGAATTAAGCAAATGAACCTTGAGCAGATCATTGTCTCCAATGTGAACCTTTCCATCTTTAAACAGCCCTTCCATCTCCTGAAGAACTCCCCAAAGATTCTCCCCTTGATAAACATCATCTGTGCGGAATCCATACGCTTCAAGCTCTTGGATAAGGTATTGCGCCGAGTATCGGTCATACCCTGTCATAAGGGGCAGAATTTCGTATTTTTCGACCATATCTATGAGCCATTGATAGCAATCATGGTAATTTACGAAATTATCTCCACTCGGAGCTAATAATCCACGTTGAATGTATATGTTGTATGGCAGACCGTCTCTCAAAGTCGCCTCTTCGATTTTCTCAGCCGGAAGCCAAAACTTCGCAAAGACATATAACTCGCCCTCACGCTCAATCAATATAATTGCGGCTGTCAGGTCGGTTGTCTGCGACAAGTCAATTCCTGCCACACAATACGATGACCGAAAATCTTCAAGGTCAAGCGGATCACCGCACATCTTCTCGATGACAGGAGCGTCAAGCCATGCCATCGAGCTATTCTGTTTTAAATTGCAATATTTACAAAGAAATTCCGTCTTTTTACTGATGGAACTTCTTGCAATATCTATTTCATCAAGGATGAACTGTATCGGAACAGAAACTCCGAGCCCTGGCAAGCTTTTTCTTAATTCGTTTACATCATCCCATCTTTGCGGATCGTCTATTGTATAGAATATAGGCAGAAGATGCTTCTCGTTCGACTCGCCTTTTAAAAATCTTGTGCCACGTTTAAAGAGCTCGTCATATACGCCATCATTTTCATATCCGCCCGAACTGATCGCCAGCGTTATCGGCTCAACCCTTGCGCCTGTGCCTGAAACCATAACTTCCCATTGCTTCAAACCCCTCGCCGATTGCCATGAACTCATTTCATCGGCAACCGTAAGCATCGGATTGTAACCGTCAGCCTTTTTCTCATTAAAGGCAATCTTCTTGATAGTCGTGTTTGTTGCATCTATGATGTAATCCGTCTTGCGCTTTCTCGTTCTCTTTGCAAGGTCAGGATTTTTATCTTTTGTAAACTCAAAAGCCGAATAAACAAGGTCAGCCTGTTCAAGTTTTGGAGCTATGCAGTAAATCTCACTTCCGAATTCACCGTCAACATATGCCTCATATGCAATGATTGCCGCTGCAAGGAGTGTCTTTCCGCATTTCCTACCGACAAAAAGCGCAACTTCACGAAATATCCTTCTGTCGTTCTCATCAACTATTCCATACAGACAAGATAAAAAGGCTTTTTGCCATAGCGAAAGTTTCAACTGTTTCGGGGCAAGTTTGCCTTTGTTGTGTCGGCAGAATGTTTCAATAAATCTAATCGCCCTGTTCGCTTTTTGCTGATTAAATTTATATGTATCATCCTCGATGTTGTTTATGATGATTTCATATAAAAGCTCAACCCACTTACCGACTACAATCGAACCATCTTTGATCTTCTGATAATATTCAAAGATGTAATTATTCATCTTTTAGGAACTCAGACAGGGCATCTATTGCGTCAGGCTCATTTGATAACGTCTTTATAATATTTATCAAAGTCGAGACCGTACCATTTGCGGCAGTCGCAGTCTTGTTGTATTCCGTGATTGCCGGATTCGCTACAAGGTTTTGTCTACCTTTGACATATTCCTTCGTGACCGTTGCTCCGTGTTCATTGATCGCAACTTCAAGATCAGACAGGATTTTCATTTGTACCTGATACCGCTTGAATGTTGTCACAAAGAAGAAGTTTGATGATACTCCTCGCTCTTCGGCCTGTTTTAAAACTTCATTTGCCTGCTCCTGCAGGGATAACTTTGTTTTTGCCATTTGTCACTCTCCTAGTTAGGTTTCTCGACATATTCATTACCATGTGTGATTATCTCATTCCTACTGAATAAGCACTTGCACCGAGGGCATTCGCAGATATGCATCTCCTTTGTGCTGCTATCCTCCTCAGACTCTTCATCCGTTTCATCCAAAAAAGAAAAATCAATATCCTCGACAGAAAATCCCGTCACTTCCGTATCAAAGTCGGATTCCTCCAGATCCTTTAGTTCCTCTGCGATTATTCGGTTATCCCACATAGCCAGTTCACTCAGCCGGTTATCCGCGATGATATATGCCTGTTTCTCAGTCTCCGTCATGCCTTCAACGACTATAGTGGGAAGTTCCTTAATCTTCAGCCGTTTTGCAGCTTCAATTCTTCCGTGTCCGGCAAGAACGTTGTTTTCCTCATCAATTAGCACCGGGTTGATGAATCCAAATTCTTCAATGCTCTTAACTAATAATCCGACCTGATAATCCGAATGAATCTTCGCATTGTTCTCATAAGGCTTCAAATCCTTAATCTTCACTTTTTTTATTTTTTGCATAGCCATTGCCCCCATATCTGTTGTGCGATATTTGCCATCATATTCGGTGGCACGCTCATACCGCACACATAGTTCGCCTGATTCTCCATAAAGTCATAATCATATGGGAAGCTCGACATATACACGCAATCCAATTCACTTGCATATGACTTGTCGCAATACCTGATTGGCAAGGTTCCTGCCGTCAATGTATTCGGGACACATTCGTCATATATGATCGGTGTTGTGAACATCGTATTCTTATTCCGCTCTCTCCGGCACACATCAGACATGTCTCTGTCTCCGCGCTGAATCCTCTGGACCATCCTGAACAGGACCGTATCTTCTGTAATAGGTTTTCCGTGTTCAGTCCGTATCTTCCCGAACGGAATAGGTTCATTGTCAAAGTTCAATACAAGTTTCGGATAATTCTGATTATTGGCTACGAAAAATACCCTCTCTCGCGCCTGTGGAACGTCCATATGGGCCGCGTTCAACTTGAAGAGTTGTACATCATAGCCTAACTCATGATATCGCTTTATAATCTCGTTACAGTACCCTTTTGCATTACCCTTGATTATCCCGGTTACATTTTCCGCTATGGATATCTTAGGCTTAAGCTTCTCGACTGTATCAAGATAAACAAAGAAAAGATCATCAAGTCTTTGAGCTTTCTGGCCTTCCCTGAACTTCTTTATTTTCCCCCAGGACCCTTCCCGATCTCCTGCCGTTGAAAATGTCGAACACGGAGGACTTCCATCCAATATGTCCAAATCATACAATTCATCGGGCAAATCATCGAGTTTATTGAACTCTCTCAGATCCATCAAATAATTATACTTGGGATGATGGTTCTTTTTATACATCTCATTGATCTTGGGATCTATCTCACAGTTTCCCAAGACCTTGAATCCTGCTCTCTTATATCCCATTGACGAGCCTCCGCCACATGAGAACGTTGAGAACACTTTGACATCCTTATCCTGCTTTATATCCTGCAGACTCCATTTCCATGTAAACATATCGCACCACCTTAATTGAATCTAAATCCACACTCCGGGCATTCATGCCTAAAGTATTCATCATTCAATGAATCAATGGATA